TGAAGTATGATCCTGATGATCCAGACTGGTGGTACAAGATGGCACGTGTTGTTAATGTACAAGGAGCTCGTACTGGATGGCATACATTGCCAGCATTTTTAAAGGGACAATGGGAACGTATGGGAAGAGTAGAGACAGGTATGTATAAACCTAAGCATCTCTATGATTGGATGCGTGAATCAGATGATCCTATTTACAAGCAAAGAAAAGATTGGTTATATAATAACCCATACTCCCCCATAAACTGGATGTATACTGGTGATAGGATGTTCGGTGTAGGTCCAGCACTACCAAGGGTAGAGAAGAAAAGAAAGCGCAGAAAGAATCAAGAAGCTGTTAATGTTCTCGAAGGAATGCTGGCTGGCAAGTGGTAACCAGCTAGCACTCCTGATTCGTTTTTAACGAAAACGTACCCCTATATATATCAACTTTTGAACTTTCTTTTAGAAAGGCCCCCTCCCCTATAGGTTGGATTTTGAGAGCTTTTCTCCTCCTTATAACACTTAGTGCAATAAGGAACAGCATTATCAAGCACTACAGCCACTTTATCGCAATCTATACAATGTTGTGGCATAGGCATTAGTTCATCTCTCTGTAGTTGAAATCCTCATGATCTTGCTTGGTAAAGCTTTCTTTAACATCATTTTCTAATACTCTGATATTAGCCTTCATTAAGGATATCACTTGGTTTATGTTCTTAGTATCTACACTATTTGCCATTTCTAGTANGCTTTGTACATACTGGAGAATAAGCACTTTAAGGTGTTGCTTACGTTTGTTCACTCAATCTCTCCTCGTTTTCATGTTGCAGCATATCACAGAAAACCGTGAANGGTAATGCNACATANGGTTNTTTACCGTTTTTCTTAAATACTATAGCCGGAGCGCTGCAATCAGGCTTATTAGCCTCNCATTGCTCTATAGCTCTCCATATCTGTAGTCTTTCTACGTTCTTACACTCAAAGCTAAAAGTACAGACTTCTTTAGCTGCTGGAGACCTGACAATATCTTCACCCGTCATACCCATCGTCTGGGATTTGATATCGTCTTCATGTAATTGACCATATATGTCTCTTAACATGTCTCTAACATAGTTTTGAAGCCTTCTACCTTTAGCTTTACTACTTTTTGCGTTTCTCGCCAAATCCAAACTCCTTTCTTAGTCTTTCTAGCACTATGGAGATTCTATCCATAGGCTCTGGTAGTTCTTGTCCACATTCTTTACAGACATTTAAAAGGGGGCCTTGTTCTCGTCCTGTTTTAGACACAATACCATTACCTCCTTACCATACTCAGTCTGCCTGAAAAACTCTCCATCATAGATCTTACCTTCAATATCGACAGTACCCTTAAACATAGGTTCATTGTCCATATCTTCAGCGTATGCCGAGTTCTTCAGGAAGCGTGATTGGGTTATCATTAAGTTGTGCCCATTTCTTGAGACTTTTCGAGCCCACTTCCCGTCTTGCGCACTTTTTGCATATCACCATCAGTTTGTATCCCGTTAGGTGTACCGCATCCCCCCTCCATACATATGCCGAGGTTTTCGTCGAGTACCGTTTCGAACACATTGTGCAATGGTGAATGGTCCTTTGTCCTAGATATAATACCATCTTCTTCCTCTATCATACCCCATAAGAGCATTAANTATACCATACAGTCCGTAATTCGACCTGTTACGTTCTCTCTTTGCGATTTATGACCTTTTACATAAGCAGCTATCCCATCAACATGCTTTAACATATAAGTCATTAGTACTTTCTTTCTATCCTCTTCTAATAGATTTGCTACTCTATTAAAGTTGGCAAACACATCTTCTTTGTCATGGGCGTATTCTTTCTGTCCCTCATTCCTTATCAATGTAACCTCCTTTATAATAGCATTCATTAGTGTCTGCATTTCTTTATGCGTCATCTTTTAGTATCCTTACATTATCTAGTTTTAACCTTACCTTTAGATTNTCTCTNTCTCTGTTAGCATCNCAGTTAAGGTCTAAGTATTCTAACTCTCCCGTTGTTATTGATCTTCTCGGTACTAGAGAAAGAAGCTTATTTGTATTATAAGCAACCCTGAAAGATCCTTTTGTAGAAGAAATACCCATACCTTCTCTCATTGCAGTCTTATTAATCTCACTTACTGCAAATACTATAAGGTTGTGCTTAACAGCAAGTTCCATCATTGCCTGCGAAGCTTCTTCTACCTTCATATTAGGATCCTTGATATTACTCTGAAACAATCCCATATGATCTATAACAACAAGTCTAGGCTTCATAGGAAGCATTAAAATAGTCTTCTCTAGGTCTCTAGCTGCTACAGGTGAGTAATTCACTTGCAACCATTGAAACTTAGTATCCTGACCATTTTGATGCTGTCTATAATGCTCTTTTAACTCTTCTTCAGTCCATCCATTTTCTATCTGTACAAATCTAGACCATATCTGTCTTGGAGACATTTCCATCTCCAAGAAGTATGTAGGAACTTTAAATGAACACATCCAGTTTTGCAACAACATAGTCTTCATGGACTTAGGTGGAGCTTGCAGTATTACTACTTCTCCAGGATATATAGGAAAGTCACCTCCGTATAAGTGCCCGATATTTAAGGGAGTTACGTCAGATTTATAAAACTCTATCAAGTTGTTTTCCATATCTGAAGCATCCATCATAGTCTGGCTACGCTTATTCCTATACAATCTACATGTATTCTTGCAGTATTCATCCATTATAGGATCACTACAACCATACTTGTTTCCCTGTCCACCATGTCCTTCATAGGCACTGGTAACGATACTTTCCATTTCCTTTTCAGAGAATGTCTTATTGCTACCACTTACCTGTTTTCTCCATTCTTCCATTAGATTTCTTACCATATCTTCAGGATAAAGCCAACGAAACCAAGCACTTAGACGTAATGCTACCATATGTCTTTTACCCATAGGTATAGATTGCATCATACCGCTTATACAGGGATATAAAGATGGATCTGGAGATCTACCTTGAGATACTTGTATATTGTTTGTTTGCTTCTTTTCCTCTTCGCTGATAAGGACATTAAAGATAGGATGACTTTCCAGGACAACATCAGTAATGCTCTGAGGTTTCATTGCATACTCTATTATCTCGTTAATGCTACTTTCTAGCATACCATTCTTTAACTCTACCTTATAAGACCCAGATTTAGTATTCCTGGTATTAGGAACACGTATCAATCTAAGCTTATCTGTTACAGAAGGATCGGCATATTCAAATACACCATGTTCTGTGAGTACTTGTTTCACCTTCATATGCAGGTTCTTATGTGGTCTGTATGTAAAGGATGAGCTAGGTATGTGGAAATGAAAGCCTGTACCGCTAAAGAATGCTTTAAAGGGGACATCCAGGTCTCCTAGTAGTATCTTTAAGCCTACAGCTCTCTTCTGAGCATCCTCTGGATTGCCCCCATCGACATCCAGAATAAACTCTTCAGGTATATATACCTTTCCATCATATCCAGCTAGCTTTCTATTCTTGGCAAAATAGTCTTTTACATCATTATCATACTCATATAATGACATATAGGTATCACTATGAAGCTCCATCCAGTTAACTATATTGGATGATTCTTCAAAGTAATGCCTTCGACCTAAGCCAAATGCAAATTCTCTAATCATCTTTCTCCTCTAAAGGTGTATCCCTTATTTCTGATGGGCCATTTACTTCTAGAACAAGTCTAAGAGCTTGCAGCCATCCCCGCAAGTTCTCTTCTTGTCTTGTTGCCCATGCACTTTCTGTTTGCTTTAACAACCTCTTACATTGAGTTTCACTTAACATATAAAGTCCATTAATGCTTTAACCAGTTCAGGTAATGCAACTTTTGGTAGATATATAGCGTTATGCTTATCATCACCAGTAAGAGCGATGCCATTAGCAGTAGTATTGATTGTAAAACATTTACTGGCATCACTAGTATCCTTACTAGCAACCCATAATGTTGCATCTTTTCTTGCTTCTTTTTTACTTTTCTTTTCATAAACATCTGCTACAGGTATATCAGAAGGATCGCTTAAACCTAGCTCTTCTAAGATATTATCTGTTACTCGCCTCATTTCAGTTTTATTTGATTGGACGCCATCATTACACATATGTAGTAAGTTATTGCTTTGAAACAACTTATACTTGCCATTTACTATTTTCCAGTGTAGATTGTCTGCTCCACACCCTCTATTGCATTGTATCATTTTCTCTCCTACATTTTCATTAAATACATAAGTAGCACCATGATAACCTTGTCTAAGATCCATAGCATTATTAATAGTGTTAGTTTTCTCTCACTAGTCATAACATTGGGGGCCCGCTAGTTGGACCCCCTGAATGTTAGGAGATCAATCCCTAGAAAGGAATATCAGCTGTTTGGGCTTCGGTATCATTAGTCTCAGAAAATGTAGCTGTAGTTCCATTAGAACTATTCTTTACATAATCAGTGTAGAACTTCTCTGCACGAGACTTCCAATACTCAACGTCAGACTCAGTAAACTCTTCAATGATATTCTTAAACTCGACTGGTGCACATTGCCGTAAAGCACGTGTGTATTCACCATCTTTGTGAAAGTATACATTGATATGTTTACCCTTAAGGTGGCTAGTATCGTCATCAATCTTAACTACTACGTTCCCATCAGGACCGTCAAGACCATCTGTAATACCAGCATTAGCAAATCTGAAGACTTGTCCAATAGCGAACTCTTCCCCGTCTTTGCCCATTTTCTCGTAGACTCTCATAGTAAAGTTCTCAGGGTATGTATCAAACCATACATCTAGAAATTTACTACCATTATAGTCTCCGTATTTTGCATTAGAAATAGTAAGTGTATGCCAACCAGTTGTATAGTTGGTACCACTACCTTTTCTTACTGTTAGTGTTCTCATTTAGAACCTCCATTTACTAGTGTTTGCAAACTGTAAGTCTTACCAGATCCAGGTGAACCAATGACTAGGATTTTAGCTCCATCAAAGCCTTTCTCCTTGGCTGCCGCTACCACTTTAGCATAGTCCTGTTCCATTTCCGTATCTAATAAGCCTGTTCTATCTTTAGCATGATCATATTTCTCACTACGACCAGTAATCCAGAGATATTTCCTATCATCTCCAGATACAGCTGTCTTAGTATAGAAAACAAAATCAAACCATTTACTGATATCGTCTTTACTACTACCATCTATATAAGGTATAACCTTATTTCCATCGTCCATTGTCTGAACTTTAGAATGACAGTTACATATAACAACACCAGGTATTTTACTTATAAAGTCTAAGGCTCCGTCAAGCTTATTCTTAAGCTGTCCCCAACCTTGTAACTTCATTTTGCCATCTTTATCAGATAGCTGTCTCATATACTTCTTCGAGAGTTCTGAGAATGTATCTAGGACGAGCGCATCTACTGTAGTACCATTACGTGGTAATACAACAGTACGCTTTTCATCT